TATTGGTATTGGTTATAGAACATTGTATCAAAACATTTCTGGAGATGATAATGTTGCCATCGGATACCAAGCTATGTATGATAATAGCTATGGAATGCGGAATATTGTTATGGGTACAGAAGCATTAAAAACAGATGTTTCAGGAAATGATAATATTGCATTTGGTTTCAAGTCACTGTATAATAATAAGGTAAGTAATAACATTGCTATCGGCACTCAAGCATTGCAACAAAATGTTTCTGGCGGTTTCAATATTGCTATTGGCAATAAGGCATTAATGAACAATGATGCAAGTAATAACATTGCTATTGGTAATCAAGCCTTAACAAGTAATCTTGATGGTTCAGCTAATATTGGTATTGGTTATAGAACATTGTACCAAAACATTTCTGGAGATGATAATGTTGCCATCGGATACCAAGCTATGTATGATAATAGTTATGGAATGCGGAATATTGTTATGGGTACAGAAGCATTGAAATCAGATGTTTCAGGTAATGATAATATTGCATTTGGTTACAAAGCATTACATAAGAATATGGTAAGTGATAATCTTGCTATTGGTACTCAGGCATTGCAGCAGAATGTTTCTGGCGGATTTAACATTGCTCTAGGCAATAAGGCATTAATGAACAATGATGCAAGTAATAACATTGCTATTGGTAATGAAGCTTTATTCAGCAATCTTGATGGTTCAGCTAATATTGGCATTGGTTATAGAACATTGTACCAAAACATTTCAGGCGGTGATAATATTGCATTTGGTTACAAAGCATTACATATGAATAAAGTAAGCGATAACATTGCTTTTGGTAGTAAGGCATTGCAACAAAACATATCAGGAGGTTTCAATATTGCTATTGGTAAAGAAACACTAATGAATAATGATTCAAGTAACAATATTGCTATTGGTACATCAGCGATGCAACAAAATGTCTCTGGAGGTTTCAATATTGCAGTAGGTTATCAATCATTGCAACAAAATGTCTCTGGTGGCGATAACATTGCTATTGGTGATAAAGCTTTGCATAAGAATCTTGTAAGCAATAACATTGCAATGGGGACACAAGCATTGCAACAAAACGTCTCTGGAGGTTTCAATATCGCAGTAGGTTATCAAGCATTGCAACAAAATGTTTCGGGAGGTTATAACCTTGCCTTAGGTTACCAGGCCTTGCAACAAAACATCTCAGGTGGTGATAACATTGCTATTGGTGATAAAGCATTGCAAAAGAATAGAGTAAGTGATAACATCGCTATTGGTACTCAATCATTGTTGCAAAATATTTCTGGTGGATATAATGTTGCTATTGGTAATAAAACATTGATGAACAATGATGGTAGCAACAATGTTGCTATTGGCAATGAATCCTTATTCAGCAATCTTGATGGTTCAGCTAATATTGGATTAGGTCACAGAACATTGTACAGAAACATTTCAGGAGATGATAATATTGCTATTGGCTATCAAGCTATGTATGATAATAGTTATGGAATGCGAAATATTGTTATGGGTACCGAAGCATTGAAATCAGATGTTTCATGTAATGATAATATTGCGTTTGGTTACAAAGCATTACATATGAATAAAGTAAGCGATAATCTTGCTATTGGTACATCAGCATTACAGCAGAATGTTTCTGGCGGATTTAATATTGCAGTTGGTTATCAAGCATTAACTAATAATAAAGATGGTAGCAACAATCTTGCTATGGGTTATAAAACATTAGAACGAAACATCTCAGGTGGATACAATATTGCAATTGGTAATGAGGCATTGCTACAAAACATCTCAGGTGGATACAATATTGCAATTGGCTATGAAGCACTAACTAATAATAAAGATAGTTCTAATATTGCAATTGGTTATAAAGCATTATCAAAGAACTCGCACGTTGATGCTCTTCCAAGTATTGCTATTGGTAACAATACATTACAAAATACAACAAAATCTCTAAAAAATATTGCAATTGGTGATTCAGTAATGTCAGTTGGAGATCTCACTGGCTCACAAAATATTGGTATTGGTAATGATGCATTGAAAAATATAACTGGTTTGATTGGTTCGAACATTGCAATTGGAGCTTTTGTTGGTATGGAGTTAAGTGGTAATAGAAATGTTTTAATAGGAACAAGTGCAATGCAAGATTGCAGTGGAGATTCAAATACTGCAATAGGTTATCGAGCAGGATATTTTAATTCCGACCGAACGGACATTTCATTTACAAGTATTATGGGTGCCGCAGCATTCGAAAACGCTAGTGGTACATATCATGAAGTAACAGCAATGGGTGCAAATGTTATGAGAGATGCATCTGGTACACATATAGGACATGTAGCTCTAGGTTATGACTCTATGGCTAATGTTATTGCAGATAATAGCAATTCACCGTATGACTTTGAAGATCAAATTAGTATTGGACGATATGCAATGAAAAACTTTAAAGGATATGGTTTTGATAACATTGCAATTGGTTATCAAACAATGCAAGATGCATCTGGGTGGTTAGCCAACAATATAGCTATTGGAAAAAGAGCATTACAATCAATTTCTGGAGAGAACCCCACAACTGATATTCAAAATAATGTAGTTATTGGTATTGATTCAGCCAAAAAACTATACAATAGTAGTGGTAATAACATTTGGGGATGTGAATCAGCTCAAAACCTCCGCAAAGGTCAGGGTAATATTGCAGTTGGTTATCAAGTATTAAATGGATTAGTTGGTGACCCGGCTATCTCAGCTGGAGCTGACCATTGTATTGCATTGGGAACCAATGCAGATGTTTCAGGAGCTAATGATGAGTTTTCTACTGTTATTGGTGCATTTACAAAAGGCGAAGGTTCAAAAACAGTTGTTATTGGAAACGCGACAAATGGATTTTATGTCAAAGATGCTGCTTCCATTTTGACAGGTGCACAAAAAACTATGATGGCTATTGATGGGTCATCTGGTGTATTAACAAATCTGAATGGCGTGAATTATTTTGATGTTAGTGCTACTAACCCGGCATCAGGAGGACGCATGATACTAAGGGATGCTAGCGGAGAATATTTTAGAGCTGGAACAGATGCCACACCACAATTACAATTTTGGGATTCAACGACTGACAACACAAATCCTTTGTTTACAGTAGAAAATAAACCATCAGGCCGGTCATTATTTCTTGGAGAATTAGGTAATGCTAATAAGTTTTTTGAAGTTTCCCAGACCGACATATCGAAGAATATTACTACTATAAAAAGAAGTGAGCCAGGAAGATTCAAGTTTTTAAATGATGTAAGTTTTAATAATGATGTAACCTTTAATGGAAGTATAACAGTTGGTAATGGCATTAGCACAACGAACTTTGGTCTTGGTACAGCTACTCCGGCAGGTTCACAAACGCCCTCTGTTGGGGCAGGAGGTTTCACACAAGTAGTGGTTGATTCGTCGTTTTCATCAACATCTAGAGTACATTCTACTAGTACATTTTCTGGAGGCACCGGTGGAAATGCTTACACAATAGGTGATATTGTAAAAGCTTTAAAAACCCTTGGTATTTTAGAATAATTTCATAAAGTAATAAAATAAATACTATATGAAATATTAATCAAAACCAGGAGGATTTTTGGCAATAGTATGAACGATTTTCACGATCTTTTCAAATTTGGGTTTTATATAAGGACAATGTTGTATTCCATGATATGCAACAATAAATACAACGGCAGAGGTAAGTTGTGAATATAGGCTCATTTAATATAAATAAAGACAAATGTTTTATATTATTTAAATGACAAGAAAAACAAAACGCTCAACCAGAAAGAAAAGTAAAGAAAGAGTCCCAAAAGCAATAAGAGAACAAACATGGTTGAAATCATTTGGAAAAGTATATGAACATAGTTGCTACATCAAATGGTGTGATAATAAGATAACAGTATTTGATTTTCATGTAGGTCATGATAAACCGGAGAGTAAAGGTGGAAAATTAAGAGTAGACAATTTAAAACCAATATGTGCAAGATGTAATTTATCTATGAGCAATAATTATACAATAAAAGAGTGGGAGAAATTAAATGACAACCCAAACGCGAAAAGTTGTTGTTGTTTTTGGTTTTGGTAAAAGTTATCATATAATCAATGAATGATTAAATGATATATTAGATATTTTATTAACCAACTTAGTTGGAGTAGGCGAGACCTCCCATACCCGACATAACGCGGAAGACGTTGTAGTTAGGAGCATAGACACGGACCTTGGCAGTCTTGGTACCCTCAACGGTAGCGTTGGAGAGGACAAGCTGAAGGGTTGCGTTATCGATGCGCGAGAAATTGCAGCTGCCGGATGGCTGGTGCTCCTCAGGGCGAAGTGCGAAGGAGTATACGTTGACGCCACTGTCCGGGTTGCGGGTGTGGTGCTGATAAGGCTGCACAAGGTCGAAGTATGTACCCTCACGCTCAGAGAAGCGATCCTGTCCGTTAAGCTGAAGCTTAGCGGTAACAACCGGGTTCTCACCCCAGCAGTGCATGTCAAGGGCGGTCTCCGCAAGAACGAAGGCACCGGCATCAGAGACACCAGACATGACGGCATCTGGGGCGGGGACAGTGAGCGCCCCCTTGCCAGGCCAGGCAATGGACTCGACGGAAACTTGAGCGGCACCAGCATCTACGAAGAGACCAGAAGCACCAATGTAGTCTTCTGCGCCAGATGAGCCAACACCTTCAGTAGAAGAGAAAGCATGAAGGGCATTAGGAAGAGCATCTACGGCATCAGTGTAGTTGAACGGCTGTGCACCAAGAGTCTTGTAAAGGAGAGCACCACCCTCAAGAGAAGAGCAGTAGTCTACGTTCTGGTCAGGCTGGACAACAAAGACAAGCTCCTTAACCGGGTGGTTGAAGTTAAGCTTGATCTTGTTGGACGAAGAACCAACGGACTCATCACCAGTGAACTGAAGCTGCTCAATGAGGTACTCATGTGGGTTCTGTGCCATGCGGCGACGCTCATCAGTATCAAGGAATACGTAGTCAACGTAGAGCGAAGCAGCTACGAGGGACTGGTTGTATGCACCGCCAACTGACTTAGCAGAGCCGCTGGTTTTGCCTAGGTCACTAACAGCCCATAGACACTCATCGATAGGGCGGATGTCAAGGTTGATGCGGACTTCGTGGTACTGAAGTGCGATCAAAGGAAGAGCTAGACCCGGGTTACGGCAGTACCAGAACTGGAACGGGACGTAAAGGGTAGTCTCAGGAAGAGCATTGCGAGGGGCGCACACCTGGCGAGGGGCGTCAGAATCGCAGGGTCCATCGACATTAGCGAAAGTAGGGTCCGTGATGTAGGTAAGCTGAGTGGTGTTACCAACCATCTTGTTGTAACCACGCTCCTGCTCCTTGGAGAGAGTAAGCTGGTTCCAGATGTGCATCCAGTCACCGTACTGACGGTCGATGCGCTGTCCTCCGACCTCAACCTCAACCTGAGCGATCATCTGCTCACCTGGGCAGTCAAGCCAGCGTGCGTATTTGGCAGCGGTTTGGTTGATCTCAGGAAGAGTAACCTGAAGATATGTGCGGTAGGCAAGATCACCGTTACGTGCAAGAGTGCATGTAACACGGCGACCGAAATCAGCCTGTCCGTTGAAAGTCTGTTCAATAGACTCCATTGCGAAATTGGTATGGCGACGGTAAGTCACCTTCCAGAAAGTAATCTGTGGGTTGCCCGTAAGATAAACATCTTGGGCACCATAAGCTACAAGTTGCATTAATCCACCTCCCATGGTATTATATTATTGCTAAAGAAAAAAATTTCTCAGAAATGTACCGAAAATCACTCAATTAACTTGTCTAAACTAAAGTTTGTAACGATAAACTTCTTTAGATAGTCATCTGATAGTACTTCTTTTCGACCTTCATGCTTCTTAGTAAAGATATATCTATCGATTTTCTTAACAACATGCCATCCCTCTTCCAAAGCATTATAGATAAATGCCATTTTTTTAATATTATCTATATTAGCTATATCAGGTGTTATTTCAGATAGCATTCTTTCATTAATATTAATAATATTGGATGATTGAGAAAACTCCATTATATCTTAAATTAGAAAACTTACAACTAATTATAACGATTTGCCGAATATTTAATTAAACATTAACTGTTTAAACATATTATATCCTTATGCCAACGTTTAAGCCTAAGAGTAGTAAAACTATTCAAGTTTGTAGTAAATCAACGACTACGCTGGATAGTAAACATAGAGAACTACTAGAAAAAATAACACATGAAGAAGACGTAGAATTACCAAAATTAAAAACAGAAAGAACAAAACTAAAAAGAATCCTAAAGAAAGAAAGTAGTGTAGAAAAAATCTTAGATTTAAAAGACCAGATTAAATGTATCACAAAAAATATTAAATTAATTAAAAAAGCTAGAAAAGAATACTTTCTTGATAATTCTCAATTTGTTTTCAAATACTTTGAAAATAAAAAGAATATTGCTGAAGGAAAAAACAAAACAAGAATGTTAAATCATTTTTTTAATATTGGAAATGATATTCCAGATAACAACAAAGATACTACTACTAATGTACAAAAATATCTAGCTAACGTAGATGAGAACTTCCTAGATATGGATAATTTTATAATATCAACAGATGTATGTCAGGAATGTCACAAAGGGGAACTTATTGCCATAGATCATGAAGGAATGCTTGTTTGCAATAATTGCTCTGTTAGTGTACAATTTCTTATTGAAAATGAAAAACCTTCATACAAAGAACCCCCCAAAGAAGTATGTTTTTATGCATATAAAAGAATTAATCATTTCAGAGAGATATTAGCACAGTTTCAAGCAAAAGAAACTACACAGATTCCTGATGAAGTACTTGAAAACATTAAAAATCAAATAAAAAAAGAAAGAATAAAATTAACTCAAATTACAAATAAAAGAGCTAAAGAGATTCTTAAAAAGCTAGGCTATAATAAATACTATGAACATATACCATTTATTAAAGATAAGTTGGGTATAAAACCACCTGTTATGTCTCCTGAATTAGAAGAAAGATTGTGCAGTTTATTCATGGACATACAAGCTCCTTATGCAAAATATTGTCCAGAAGATCGTGTTAATTTTTTAAATTATTACTATACCGTCTATAAATTGTGTGAACTTCTTGGTCAAGAACAGTTTTTACCATTTTTTCCTATGTTAAAAGATAGAGAGAAGAGGATTGAACAAGATGAAATCTGGAAAAAAATATGTCTTGAACTAGATTGGGAGTTTATTCCTACTATCTAAAATACTATTGTATCCGATATTTTAACATTATATGCAAAATATCGTTTGTTTCCATTAGCATTACCAGACCATTCTTTATAATTTATGTCAAAAGTTACTTTTATTGGTGTAAACGGATCTTTTAAGAAAGGATGTATTAATTCTTCTACATCTTCTAAAGGAGCATAATATTGCAGCTTGTCATCGTTAATTATAGTAATAGCTTTTTTACCAAATGTCTTGATTATTCCTGTGGGCATATAATTTATTTTATTATTTATTTTCTCTCTTAGTTCCTTTTTAAAAGTTACTCTATCTAACATCAAAATTATTTACAAGAATCCTTAATATGTAAATGAGACACTGTTTGAGAGGTTATAAAAAGAAAAGTAGAGAGATACTGCTTATAAATGTTTATTTCTAAAGGTTGTTTTCATACTCAGCAATTCTTTCTTATTTCTAATTATATCAAGCACGATTCGTTTCTTATCTTCAAATTGGTCTGTAACACAGTTTATAAATAAATAATGCTTGTTCGGTGTAGTTATCAAAATAAAATTATGTTTAATATTATCACTAGATAGAAACTTCATAGCTTCAATTAAATCATCACATTCTTTGTAAGTGTCTTGAAAAGTATTTTTAAAATCAGAAGCAGTATTGCCAGATAAAATACAAGCACTCTTAAGATTCCAATATTGCATTGATATTTGTATTAATAATAAAACAGATATCATTGGTTACACTGTTACGAATATTTATGCGCGAGGAAAGCCAACAAGATTAGCTCCAATGCCAAGACCAGCACCACTTCGAGCATTCACCGCCATCGAAGGAAGGTACGTGTCAAGGATACTGAACGTAGCAGCAGCCGTTAGTGCAATAAGAGCGATTTCATCAAGGTTGAGCGATCGCTTCGGGATGGCGAATGCCGCGATGGCAACCATCAAACCCTCAACGAGGTACTTAATAGCACGCTTAAGAAGTTCTCCAAGGTCGATTCCCATAAGTTCCATATCTATAGACTAAAGGCAGAAAAAAAAGTTTCATATAAATCAGGCTTAAAAGCTTCTCAATTAGATAAATTATATAATGTCAGCTAATGCAAAAGCTCCAATCGGGATTGAAACCCGCAAAAATAATGATGGCTCCAATAATCCTAAATATGTTGATGTTCTTGAAGAAGATAAGGCTGTTGCAGGACAAAAGTTTGTTTGTATTTCATTTATTTCACCCGAAAAAATCCTTGAACAGAAAAATACATATCTTTTCAATCATTTCCTAAAACAATGGGATATGAATAAGTCATTGGAAAAGTTTACACATTATCTTTCTTATATTTCGTATAAACACGACATTAATCTAGAAACATTGACTAGTGATATGCAAGAGTTTGTTAAAGAGGAAAAAAACAATTTGTTTACTACAACCCTAGAAGATGAATACAAAACATGGGTAGACAATAATGAGGATAAATTAACTGCTCAGTTTGATGAAGATAATCAGTTCCAGACCAGCACACGCGGTGTAAAGATTCGTGGTTCTTATCCTACACAAGGTGAAGCTGAGCTAAGAGCCAAGATCCTAAGAGAGGTTGACCCAAATCACGATGTATTTGTTGGACCCGTAGGATTGTGGATGCCATATCATCCTGAAGCTTATAAGACAGGGCGTGTTGAATACCTTGAGGACGAACTAAATCAGCTTATGCATGAAAAGAACAAGAATGAGGCTAAGGCAAAAACTGAGTTTGAAACACGTGTTAAGGAAGCTAAACAGAAAGCTATGAAGGATAATGAACGAAAAGCACTTGAGACTGGCAATGTTCTCACTCAAACTATTGATAAAGACGGCAATTTGGTGAGTGTAAAAGATATCTCCACAATTGATAACAAATTGGGAGAAGATGTTTCGGTTGCTGATATCCGAAAAGAACTATTTGAAGATGATAATGTTGTCATTGATAAAAATACTGACCATGGTCTAGCTGAACTTGCAGATAATCTTGAAGCTGCGGGACACGATGACGCTGAGTCTGTTAAAAAACTAGTTGCTGCTGCAAACGAGGAAAAGGTTGCATCAAATGAAGAGGTAGTTGCTGACAATGAAAGTGCGACAGATGAATAAATAATAAAATTGAATCTTAATATTTAGTTTATTAGTTTTATATAGTAATAAAGTAAATATGGGAAAAACGTGCAAGTTTAAAGATTGTAAAAAGAAACTTAATGTAGTTGAAAAAACTATAGGTAAGTGTAGATGTGGAAAATCGTTCTGTTCTCTTCATAGACTTAATCATGATTGTACGTATGATTATAGAGCTGAGATAAACGAAGAAAAGTTTATTGAAGAAAATAAATGTGTAGCTGACAAAATGAAAGGTGAAAAGATTTAATAATTATGAATTAAATATTATCAAAACATATTTTATAATATGTCGAAAGCTAGAACTATGACTGCAGGTGCGCGTTTAACCAGTAAGGTTAACACCGCGGACGATAATTATGGGGATAAAAAAAATGGAGGTGCTTCAACTGTTGGTGTTATATTGCCAACCAATAAAGCTTTATCTGCACGTGGTGTAAGAACACCATATCTCATTTGGAATAGAGGAGGTATGGTTATGGGAGGTGTAGGAATGTTAAATGTACGTGCCTCCGTTAGACCAGGTGGATTTAAACTTGTATGGCAGTAATGCAAATAATTATATTATATGATATATAATATGATTACATCTATGAAGACAACAATTTTTATTTTATTTTTAATAGTATACGCATTATATACCTTTTATGAAGCCCCATTTAGCAGTCACTTTTGTAAGTTGTATAAAAAAAGCAGTACAAATAAATATGCTGAATTAATAAAAAAATTAAATGAAAAAGAGTTATGTCCGTCTAAAGAGAATGATATATTTGATAAATATATTTATTGGAATCATGAAATAATAGCAGGAGTCAAAAATAATATTTTAGTTTTTAAAGGTTCTGATACGATAAAAGATTTGTTTTATGATTTAACCACCTCATTTACTTCAATTCATCAAGGGAGAACATTATCAAATATACAACTTATCTACAATAAAATCAAAAATAAAATTAAATCAGCATTGTCACTATACAATATTGATACCGTAATAGGATGGTCTTTAGGTTCTGTATTAGCATGTATAGCAGCACATGACAATCATGAAAATATTAAAAAAATTGTTTGTTTTGGATTTCCTAATATTTTTAGTGATAGATTCAAAGAAAACTATAATAAACTATTAGGCGATAAAACTACTATTTATAATAGTAATCTTGATATATTTGCAAACCTATTTGGTTATGGGAAATTATTTACACAAATTAAAACAACTAAATGGATTAATGTTTCAATAATTAATTTATATAAATTGTTAACAAATGGTTTAGGTTATTACCATATGAGTTATTTTGATTAATTACCACCTATTTTTCTTTACACTAATTTTAGGCCCTCTGCCTCTTCTAGATGAATTAGGGTCATAACTTTCTACTTCCTCATCACTATCCAGGTCTTTAGAAAGTTCCCAAAACTCTTTTGAACCAAGTTTAAAAGTGCCATGAGGGTCTGCTTTGTACCAAAAAATCTGGTCATTTAATTTATTACTTTTTGCATTATTATTAATTACGAGACACTCATAATTTTCAGTACATTGATCCATTATTTGAGCAAAACTTTCAAATGTGGGAAACATACCAGCATAGTTTTCCCATATAATTTTTCTATTCTTGATGTATGGTTCTCTCAGAATAAATACAAAATCAATATTAGTTCGCAGATTAGGTGGAATACCTAATGGATATTGCATTGTAATAATTAACATAATTTTCCAATGACGTCCATTCATAAAAAGTAGTCGCATCATTTTATCGCGAGTCCAACTCGCATCATATAAGCAATCATCAAGAATAACAAATGCACGAGGATCTATAGTTGTTTTTTTATAAGTTTGCATCTCTTTCTTAACTTGCTTAAGAACTGTCTTTTGTCTCTTTAAAATATTCTCAATGATAGCACTATTGTATTCATCGTGAATAAAAAGTTTTGGTACATGCTGACTGTAAAATCCATTACCAGCTTCTGTTCCTGATATAACTGTTCCAATAGGAATATCTTGATGGTAATATAATAAATCCCTTACTAAATAAGATTTACCCGTATCACGTCTTCCAATTAATACAACTACTGGACCTTTATTCTCATCTGGTCTAAAACTAATATTATTCATGCTGAACTTACTCAATTCTAACTCAGTTGACATTTAAGAAAATAAAAGAAAAATAAATAAATTATTATCCGCAATTTTAAGTTTAAGACTAAACAAAATAAATATTATTGTTCTCTAATGGAGTTTACATATAAAAAATCCGACAATAGTGAATTGTTTAGCAATATCACAGGCAAAGATAAAATGGATATTACAAATCCACAAAATTACATACCTATTTACACCATGTTTTTTAATATGAGTGAAACTAATGCTGATAAAATAAACTTAAATAATCAATTAACATTAAGTGAAATTAAAACTATGACAAGTCATAATTCTTGCAATGCAATTGTTTTAGATAAACACGATAATACGTGTAACAAAGATATTTTTTTTAAGTACAGCCCACTATTAGACCCAACAAAATACATGACAGGTAAATATGATTGCTCTGACAATTCCTTTCTTGATTTACCAAAATATGGTATTAAAAGTGGTCATGCAAAGACAAATGACCCAAATAATGCAGCTTATGTAGATAGCTTTTTTACTTATTTATCAAGTCAATTATTACATAATCATAAGCTATTACACTCACTGGATTTTTATGGTTCCTTTCTAGGCCAAAAAAATGATTTTCAAGTTAATATAGCAGACGAAGTAGAATATCTCAATGATTCTGAGTTTTTTCATAAGAATCGGGGTTCTCTTTTTTCAGTAGATAACAATTTTGCAAATGAGAGATTTAATTTTAATACTAGAAATAATAAGGATAGAATAAAATTGTCAGGAAGTTTAGAAGATGCGAGTGTATTACAACTAAGTGATATAGCTGATATTGCACAGTTAGATAGTATATTTATTACTAATAGTGAAACTATAGATAGTTCTGGAGCTGATTTATTGTTTTCTTGTGACTTATCAGGAAATAAATCTAGAAAATCAAATGTAAGTTCTGACAGTTGCTCTTCAAGATCTTCTGATACAGAAAATGATGATAGTGAAGATGAAGATGAAGATGAAGATGAAGATGATGATGCCGAAGAATCTAACGATGACACTAATTCTAGTGATTATTCCACAGCTTCAGAAGATATACTTATTGCTAATATAAAGAGATTTCCTGTTCAGGTTATTGCTATGGAAAAATGTGAAGAAACACTAGATAGCTTGATTGTTGAAAAAGAAGATGAATTAACAGATAAAGAATGGGGCTCAATGATAACACAAATAATTATGTCATTATTAGCTTATCAAAAATGTTTTAGTTTTACACATAATGACCTACATACAAATAATATCATGTATGTTACTACACCAAAACAGTATCTGTATTACAAGTTTGATGGAAAACATTATAAAGTACCAACATTTGGTAGATTGTATAAGATTATTGATTTTGGTAGAGCAATTTATAAGTTCAGAGGTAATGTAATTTGTAGTGATAGTTATCATCCTAAGGGAGATGCAGCAACTCAATATAATTTTGAGCCTTACTTTAATGAAAAGAAACCTAGACTAGAACCAAATACAAGTTTTGATTTATGCAGATTAGGTTGTTCATTATATGATTTCGTTATTGATGAAATTGAAGAAAATCCAAAGTCTCCTCAAACAGCCGCGAAACGATTAATAATAGAATGGTGCAAAGATGATAAAGACAGAAATATTGTGTATAAAAACAATGGTGAAGAGAGATATCCTGATTTCAAACTTTATAAAATGATTGCTCGTACAGTCCATAAACATAGTCCTCGTGATGTTATACAGCAATCATACTTCAACAGATATATTATTGGTAAAAAGAAGATAGGTAAAAATGCAAAAATTATGAATATTGATAATTTACCTGATTACACATAAAAACATAATTATTTATTTTGTAATATATATAATTATGAGTGATATTAATCCTCATACCGATCCTTCTGCTGCTACAGCAATGCGACATGTATTAAAAGAAAATATGAAAGACCTTGTTTTAAATGTCAGAGAAGACCCAGCTTATATAAGAAGTCTATTAAGAATTACAGCATATAAAGATCATAATAAGTTAATAAAAGACGAGTTTAAACAACGTATACAAATACTAGATGAGAAATATGGCTCTTACACAATGTGGATGGATATAGTTCAAGTATCAATTATTGTTTTAGCAGCCTCTTCATCTTTTATTCAAGCGGGAAACGATATTATAAATCTTGATAAAGCAATTATTAGCTTTATCTCTCTAATAATATCTTCATATACTGGTTTAGTTTTGGCATTAGCAAAATATAAAAAGATTGATGAAAAAAAAGAAACTATAAATAATCTTAGACATCAATGTGCTGATTTTTTAACTCAGATTCAAACTAGAACCGACAAACTTAATACTTGGTGTTATGATAGAATGTGGGCAGGTGGTAATATTAATAAAATGGCCGATGATTGGGCTGCTGAAGATGAACAATTATACAACGAATTAAAACCTCTTATAGAGAAAAAGCAAGTATTGACTTGTGAGTTTGAGAGAATATTAGATAGTTTAACAGTTAAAAAAACTAGCAAGCTTGTGAGAGCTAGAGATTTAAAATACAAAAAACAGTCTATTGAGTTTACTGAATTAGAAGATAACTTGGAAGAAAAAGAAAGTACATTAGAATCAGAAAGAAAGAAAAAAATACAAAGAGCTTTCTACAATACAGATTACAAACCTAAACTTATATCACACACCCCCGTCCCCGTTAGTGAAATTAAAGAAAGTAAGAATATGATTGCTAGGCAGATGCGTAGGATTGCTGACCTCGAAAGTAATATGAGAGAAATGGAACAGTTACACGAGGAAGAAAGAAAAGATCTTATAAAAGAATTAAAAAAACAATCTGGTGGTGATTCTAAAATAGGACGAAGTAGATCTCTAAGAAGAGGTAGATCTAAATCACTGTCTCATAGAAGAAGAACTCCAAGTACAGATGAAGAAGATGAGATGTCAGATTATTCATCATCATCAATAGATAGTGCAACAAATATTAGTTTAACATTGCAAAAAGCGGCATCACGTCTTCGAAAATTGGTGAAAAAACGTGAAGACAAAATCTCTTTACAAGATGCATTTAACCATTTCTCATATAAGAAAGAGTATTTTACCAGACAGATGTTTAGAGAAGGTCTTAAATTATTGTCGTTTGACATCGATAAGGAACATGCATATGATTTATTTAAGATGATAGACATTAACTGTGATGGAAAAGTTTATATTAAAGATTTCATGTTCTTTATAGACAACACCAAAAATCATAGTTTATCTCCCCCACAAAAGAGCAATGAGAAATATTTAGAGGGGGATAATATTAAAATAGTTATAAATGACCCAACAATACCTAACAGAGTTATTCTATCAAAGAGAATAGAAGATTTTGAATGGAATATGTATATAAAAACAGTGTCAAAGCTGATTGAGAGGTGGAAAAACTTTGTCATAGATTCAAAAATAGAATTAATGTTAAAAAAAAAAGGTTTTCGTAAATTGAAAAAAATATTAAATAAAAAGAATGATATATCGTATGATTCTTCAGGAAATGTAATTAAAGGTGAAGAAAATGTATAAGTATTCTATTTAAACTTAAAAAATACAAAATAAATATTATCAGAGGGCGACAATATTTATGTTTAAAAATGATACAACACAGAACATGCAGTTAGTTTTAAAAAATAAAATGAAAGAAAAAGTGTTAACTGTAAGAAAGGAAGATGAGTATGTAGAAAGTTTGTTAAGAATAACTGCATATAAAGAACATAATAAATTAATTCTTGATGAGTTTAGACACAGAATCCAGATATTAGATGAAAATTATAACAGTTATAAGTTTTGGAATGATGTGGCACAGGTATCAATTATATTTCTGTCAACAATTTCATCTTTTGTTACAACAATTTATGAATTAGAAGAATTAGATCCATACGAGATATTTGCGTTAGTGGTTACTTGTTATACAACATTTGTTCTAGCTTTGATGAAATATAAAAAGATAGAAGAGAGAAAAGAAAACTTGAATAACATTCGACATCAATGTGCAAACTTTTTAACAAGTATACAAACTAGAAATGATAAACTTAATACATGGTGCTGCGACAAAATGTGGGCTGGTGGAGATATACAGGAGATAAGTAGTGAGTGGAAAGAAGAAGATAAAAAATTACATGAAGAGCTAATGCCTTTAATCGAAAAGAAACAAGAACTTACATGTGAGTTCGAAAAAATAGTAGATACTAAAACTGTTAAAAAATTATTGAAAGTTATTCGTGAGAGAAATATAAAGGATAAAATACATTTAATAAAAATAACTAAAAAAGAAGATGAATTAGATGACGAAGTAAGTGAAATTGAGGCAAAAAGAAAACATAAAGACAATGATTTATTCTATCAAGATGATAGCGGAAGCGATATTACTGTACCAGATAGACCTATACTAGCTTTGAGAGGTGGTCCTAAAAATAAAGTAATAGATGAAACATATATAAGTAATTTTAAAGTTAATGAGCCGTCTCAAAAACTAGACCCATAGAATTGTTCAATAAATAGGATAGTATAATATTTATTGAATTAAAAATCAGCTTTACCAGTAAAAGCTACAGTAGGGGACTGTTTAATTACGGTTTCACCAACTTGTTCTATAACAAATAAACCCATAACAGTAGAGACATAAACCATGAGACAGTCTCGAATAATATTTTTAAAAGCAATATGTTCTTCCTTAAGAATGTACTTATTTTCTACAAACTTGGCGATAGCAAAAATTATTGCTACAGCGGCTGCGATAATAAAAGAACTTTGTTCCATTAATAACAATTGTTATAAACTAAATAGCCAAATAACGCAATTAAACTAGAGTTTCTACTTCAAGCTGAGGAATGCTCGAAACTTGGACACTTCTATTAAGGTCGTTAATATCCGCTAATTCCAATTTGACCTCTTGTCCAATTTTTAGAGGCATTTCATCATCTTCTTCATCCCAAGCCGCTTCTTCTGCTTTTCTTTTCTCTTGTGCTTCATTTGCAATTTTTTCTAATCGTTCAATTGTCTTAGGAGCTTCTAAATGTTCTTCAGCCCCATCAACAGATACAGCAGTATCAACATCCGAGAACGCAATATTTCCTGGAGTTTCACTTACAGCAAGTGTAATATTCTCTTTCTCTAATGGCAAAGTATCTACTTTAATAGCAGATGTATCTGCTGTAACGCTAGAAGAATCATTGCTTTTGCTAGAACTACTATCCTGACTAGCAGGGGCACTCTTCTCCTTCTCTTTTTCCACAGCGGCAGCTAGGGCTTCAGCAATTTCTTCTTTGGTGGGTTCAGGTGCAGGTTTTTCAATAATTTCTTCTTTTACTTCAACTTCCTCCTCTTCTGTTTCACCGATGTACGAGCGGAGAATATCTTCAACAGGCATAGTATCACGAATAGCTTCCATAATACACTCTTTAATAATAACCTCTAGTTCTCTATTATGCTTTTGTATTTGTAAAGGAGCAATATCTTTTTCAAATAGATAAACATTTGTATATACCTTTCTAGCTACATTAGAATATACTTTATGTACAAAATTGTCAACTGAAGGTATATCTACATCAATTTTTTTCTGTTTTTGTCCCACACGAATACATGTAAGAGCTTTAAGTTGAATAATATGCACACAACTAATTAAATCTTCTAGATAACCACAACTAGAAACTTCTACAATACGTTTGCGTTCGGTTTCAATAATCTCTGGATTCCATTTCGGAACACGACTTAAAAAAGTCTGAAACGTAAGAAGATATTTGTCTAATTCATCATTTTCTTCGCAAAGCAGCCATGCTTCTTCAAAAATTGATTTTAAACCCTGAATTACAGCAGGAGTAAAAATGCTAACTAATCTAGCACACCATTCGTTCTTGGATTCAGTCAAGCTACTCAATGTATAATCATCCATTGTTCTTAAATGAAGTGCATATTTTCTAAACTGTGATTAGAACGTATTAATAATATATTTAATATAAAGATGATTAACAATTTTTCATTTCTAAACTCTTTCTTAATTTTGTGAATGAATACCAAACATTTATACTTTTCTGTTTCATCCAAACTTTTATCATTTTCAATATAATTAATTAAATCTAACCCTGAAATACCCTTTTCATACATATTATTTGCTAATTTCATTAACGTTATGTATTTATGATTTTTCATATTAGATATTTGTTTTTTTATCCAATTGTAAGTGGTTTTTTCATCTTTTGTTTTACCAAAAGTTTCTTCTATAATGTAATTATGTAAATTAGTTCTTTTTCCATCAATAATTGGCTCTTGGATAAATATTTCGCAAAATCTTGAAAGGATAGGTTTTAAAAGCTTATATTTGTCTTCGACTATAATAAAAAATCTGGTTGAATGACTGAAAAGCTCAATACATCTTCTCAAAGCAGATTGTGCATCACTGGTAAGACTATCTGCATTTTCTAATATTATTGATTTGAAATTATTACTACTATCATATGTAATATTAGTTTTTGCAAAAAACTTTAAATCATCCCTTACAAACTTGATTCCTTTACCGTGTGCACAATTTACATTCAATACATAATTTCTTATTAATTTTTTATCATTATTATAAATCTTATTAATAAAATTATGTACTATTGTTCTTTTTCCACTACCATTAGACCCATGAAATATAATATTTGGTATCTTATTATGTTTTGTAAAAAAGTCTAGTTTATTGTAAATATCAGCATGAATATCTAATGTCATTTACAATATTTTGTGAGTAGTATTTAATTATTTTTAGGCCCAACTATTTAAACTTTGAGTATACGGGTTATTTTTGAACGCAGTTAATATATCTGGGTTCATTCTTTCATTGTTAAATTTTTGGTCATATTGTTGTTTTCCAGAAAGTCTTCCATATGTTTGAGTATTATGGCCTCCTGCAATTGTAGCACCTCCTACAAAAGCTCGGTTATTAACTCTGTCACAATCTCTTCTACCGATTGAAACGTTCATATTGCTATTATGTGTTGAACTAACACCATGATTAGGTCTACTTTTATGTGTTTTATTTGGATTGTTACGTTGATTAAACTCAGCAGAATAACTTTTTGAATTATAACACCCTGCTGGACCAGCACTACCTCCATATGAGACACTAGTTGTATCTCTTTCTTGACCATATGCTTGGTGTCTTGTTACCATATAAGCATCTCCGTTAGAAATACCATCAACATTAAGATGGTTATTATCAAGTAGGTCGCCGGTTTGTTCTCGTATAGTAGTTCTTACACGATCGGCGGGGTCATATATTCTTGGTTTTTTGATAAGATTTTGAATATTACCATTTGGTCTTAGATTTCCAATAACATTCTCTTTCTTTGTTGGTCTTAGAACATCTACTAATGGTGCAACGACTGCTTTAAGCATTCCGCTAACACCTCCAAACTCCGTAGCTTGTCTCGTTGTAGTACGATTATTACATAGCGATACATAACTACCATTTCCATAATCTCCTGTTGTAGGAGCAGATTTATGTGTTGCTGTAGCAGTACCATGTAATGGACCGTCTAGTTGTTGTCTAACCGATGGATTTGTTTTGCCAACAACATATGTTGCCTTTGCTTCGGTATCAGCACCAGTACCAAAATATTCTTTTGAAGTTTCAGGACGATTTTGATGTTGCAATATCTCAATACCTCTCGCAGTTTGCTTTTTCTCAATACCGGTAGTTGTAAACCATCTTGAAGGACCTACTTTATAATCTGTATCTGGTCTATTTTTTTCAACTCTTCCCTGTGTGTGAATATTACCAGAATCCTTAATATAAGAAGTCGCGGGCCCTTGGTGTCCTTGTAATCCAAATGACATTTTTGGATTTGTATCAACGCGTAGTTCATTTACAGTTTTTGGCAACCAAGCACTTCTGTCTTCAACTGCTGCATTATACCCACTACCGCTTCCTTCAGTAGTGTATCCTAAACCTAATCCTGGTGCAACCTTTACTTCGTCCCACGGTTTGATATTTGACATTTTTGAACTAGGTACTTGACGAGATAAGTAAAAATCATTCATATTTGGCATACCATTTGCCCAAGTCATATTTTGTTGGGGTTTAAATAGTGGGGCTTGTTCACGTTTACGTAAAAAATGTGTCCCGCTACCCTGTTTATTATCTAATAAACTTTCTGAAGTATTATGATTAGCTCCAGCACCTTTTATTTTAGCACCAAAAAACGGTTTCATATTATTGTGCTTAAACTCTTTTTTATTAATAGGTTCTCCTGTTAGACCCATTACTGTTTGTATTGAACCACCTACACTCATATCTGGATTTTTTCGTTCAACGCGTTTGAATCCATCTTTCTTAAAGTATTTATCTGTTGACTGATTGGGATTATTATATCTTCTAACATTTGTAGAAGAAACACCTTTTTGTTTTGGATAATTGATGGGAGGCTGAATAGGTATAACATTTGTTAGGGCATTTGTAGGCTTACCCATATTTTCAAAACATTCTTCTACCATGGCATTACCTTTTTTACCTTTTTTATCTTGATTTGATATTACATACATTCCACCTAGTGCGCATAAAGGAATAGCAAGCTCCATATATATATAAACACGATTAGATTATTATTTGTAATTTTTACATCAAATAATAATTTTAAAAACTACCACAATTTCCCATTTTATCACATGATTTTGTCATGCCTGCTTGAGAATTAAATGGTTTCGAATTAATTGTACCATTTTCATTGAAAAGGCATTTTGGAGGTCTTGGTTTAAAATAATCCCTCTCTATTAGCCTCGTACTTAAATTATTATGAAATGGTATGCATGTATTTTCTTGGGGATTTAATGGCAATATACTGAAATTATTTTGCTCTAAATCTTTATAAAGCCATGCCGGATGCGTTACTCTTGATTGATTTGTTATTGGTTGGCAAACTGGATACTCAACTTTTTTAGAAGTTACTT